CTGATGCCTTTCGCCATCCAGAAGGCCAAAGCATTCTTTGGCGGAAAGGACGAGGCATGAGCGTCTTCGACATCGTGAACACGGTAGGGCGGGTCATGCTGACCGTCGTGGTGATCTACAAGCTGGCACAGTTCCGAGAAATGGCGAACGTGACCGAGCGCTACGGGCTTGGCATGATGGGGACCGGATCCTTCCTGACCGTGCCCGTTATCCTTTACAAGAATAACAATCCGTTTGAAGGCTGGGCCGTCACGCTGCTGACTGTCGGCGCCATCATGTTTCTGGTCGGCCGCACGTGGCGCGATCGTAAGCACGCGCGCAACAATAAACTGGCTGTCGAGCAAGGGCGTCTGTGGCAGGCGCAGAAGGGGAAGCCGTGAGCGCGATCAAGATAGCCGCTGAGCTTATCAAGAACTTCGAAGGTTGCCGCCTGAAGGCATATCCCGATCCCGGCAGCGGCGGTGATCCCTGGACCATTGGTTGGGGCGCAACCGGCCCCGGTATCCGCCGCGGCGTGGTATGGACGCAGGCGCAGGCAGATGGCCGCCTAGCTACTGATTTGGTGGGGTACGAGGCTGGTTTAGTGAAGGCACTTGGCGGCGCTCCTGCTACGGATAACCAGCGTGGTGCGCTTATTTCTATGGCGTACAATATCGGGACAGGTGCGCTTGCATCATCCACCCTCATCAAGAAACACAAGGCAGGCGACTATGCCGGTGCAGCCGCAGAGTTTGCTCGTTGGAACAAGGCTAGCGGTAAGGTGCTGGCGGGCCTGACGCGGCGCCGTGCGGCTGAAGCGGCGGTGTATCGGTCATGAGCGCCCACGAACAGCTTATCGCCTATCTGGCTACCCTGTTCACACTGGCGCTGGTATTCGCCATCGCCATCATCGCTGCGGCCATGGTGCCGGAGTTGTTGGGTAAGGCGGAAGTCTTCGGACTGGGCACCATCACCGGCGGCTTGATCGGCATCCTGCGCATCCCGACACAGCGCGCACCGGCCGCGTCTACTGACAGTGGTGACATCAACGTCACGACACCTAAGGAGTAAAGAACATGAGCATCTTCAAGAAAATCGCGGGCATCTTCAGCAAGAAGAACATCACCGCCGTCATCGAACACACGGACGCGCAGAAGGCCATTGCGGCCCTCAAAAACACCGAGGTCGGTGCCGCGGTAGCTGCGGACATCAAAGCGCTTACTAGCAGCACGTTCAGCGGTCCTGAGAAGTTCGAAGCGGTGGTCGTCAACACGCTGCCGCTGCTGGTCGATGCGCTCAAGGCTGGTGGCATCACCAAGGGCCTGAAGGAAGTCGAGGACATCGGCCGTGCGTTTGTACAGGACGTGTTCAATTCGACCGTCAGCAAGAAGGCCGAAACGATCGGTTCGCTGCTGCTGAAGGTTCTGGGCCTCAAGTGAGCAAGCTGGACCGCCTGTTGGGCAAGCTACCGCCGGAGATTCCGGCAGGCGGTCGGGCTTATGTTAAACTGCATGACGGCCAGTGGTCCGTTTGGGTGGACGCGGGTAGCACTTCCAAGAAGGTCAGCCCAACGTTCACCCAACAGGTAGTGGCATATCAGTATCTCGATTGGGTCGAGGGATTGGCGGATAGCTTCAGTTACCCTGAAGGCTCCGCCTGACCCCTCACCTGATCGAGCGCTGCGATGGCGGCGCGGGCGGTCATACCACACCTCGATACATTGGACTGGTCAGCGCCGCCTCGACCATCTCCACGGCAAGCGCCTTGTTACGATGCTGCGACCGCTCGCAATCAACGAACGCTTGGATGCCGCTCGGATGATGCGTAACACGAACACCGCTCGACACGCCTCCGCATATCTGCCCGCCAGTTGGCCTCGGTGGCCATATCTCGATTGTCAGGGTGCCGCTGTTCTCCATTACCCTCTTCCTTCGTGCACCTGATCAAGACGTAGAATGGCGGCGGTCGCTAAACCATCAATGGCGTCAAGCGCTTGGTAGGAGGCTATTTCGCCATTGAAGACGCATCCAATATAGCGACGGATATTTTCAAACGCCTTCTCAGCGTCATCAACCTCTGATGTGATAATGTTAATCATGCATCATACTCCATCATGGCTTCCGCACTCTCGCTTGCGGCGGCAACAGACCAATCGTAATCAGTCGGCAGTGGATCGCTGATCGTTAGCCGTCTGCCGACAACCTCTTGCATGAAGTCAGCGCATTCTCGGATATGGTCGCTGGTTGCACCACCTCGCTGAGCAGCTACTCGTGCTGCCATAACGGTGACGAACGAGAAGATGGTGGCGCAAACGACGGAGCCAGCGATGGGCTGGCCTGCGTACCGGAAGCCACTCATTGCGCTTCGCCATGTCTAGCCGCGCGCAGCACCTTTTCCTTGATAGCTTTAGCATCGTCTGCCAATTCTTCGTCTGGCGCTAGGCCATATTGCCGCATGAGCAGCGCAAAGTTGCGAATAACGGTGTCATCTGATTCGGCTGCGTCATACCCAGCGGCAAACGCATCCCTTTCGCGATACAGGTGGCCTGCTGGCCGAGGAGTATCACGTTCCTCATCCCACCAGCGCCGAAATGCCGGTTCTTGATAATCCCACATGTTAATCCCCCTCCCCACCGGCGTCGATGCCGCGGATGCGATCGATGTCCGCGACCAAGGGGCTCAAGCCATACTGTGCCGCAAGCCATTTGTCCGCCGCACGGATGATTGCATCCTCGGCTTGCTGGCGGTGAGCGGCGAAGGCCTCCAGGAACCCCCGCCCAATAGCCCTCCCACCTTCTGCACCAACAATCGGCCCCTGTCTTTGCATTAGCAGCCATAGCGCTTCTGCGCGCTCGCGATCGGCCTCGCTCACTTCAATCATCGCTGCCTCCCATGGTGGCGGCTCGGGCGCGGAGGGCTGCGGCGCATAAGGCGAGCGGAACGCTACGCGCCCTAGACCTGCCACCGCGTTTGTCACGCATACCTGTTGAGTCGCCGTCAATCGGGCACACACTTACAGAATTATAAGCGGTCGTGATGACCACATTCCAAGGCGACACTGCGCTGCCATAAGGCTCCCAATTACCTTCGGGAACCAGCGTCATGGCAGCATCAAACGAAGTGGTGTAGCTAGGCGCGCGCATTGACTCCGTGGTGCTTCCCGCGGGCGACCAATGGTACAAATGTCGATCTCGTATTTGGCCATGACCAACAGCGCCGCATATAAGCACGTCTAGCTCTCGTATAGCTTGCTGATCGACCGAAGTCGCCTTCTCACACCGCTCAGCCAACGCCAGCAGTTCAGCCTCACTCGCCATCGTCAGTGTCCTTTGCGGAGTGTGGAAGAAGGCGCTCGATCTGCTTATTCGCAGCCGTGAGCGCGGCAGTGATGGCAGCCGATCGGGCATCTTCAGCAGCACGGCGACGGCGCGCAAACTCGCCCGCGATCCCGGCTATTCCGTCGCGCGCTCGCTCAGCTTCAGCTTTGTCGGCGAACGCGGCCACAACGCCGATCCGATGACACTGCCGGGGGAAACCGCCAGCAAACTTCACCAGCTTCGGCGTCACAGCTTCTGCCTGCTTCAACTCGACCGCAACGCGATCGTAGCTTCCTTCGGTGCGAAACAGGACCCAATCGCCTGCGGAAACGGGGACTTCGCTCATCGCGCCTCATCCTTGTTGGGGGTGGGTGGGGTCAACACCCCTTCGTCGTTCTGCTGGAGGGCGGCGCGGACGGCGAGGCCGAGCGCGGTGAGGGCATGGGGGCCATGCCTGTCTACCAACCCAGCATCGGCAAGTCGAACGCACATGCGGGAGAATGCGCCACCTGCACGGCTGCCGCGTAGGTTGAACCACACCCCCTCAACCGATTTCGGGCCGGTCACTGCCTTCCGCCGCGCCTTCGTCAGCCCCGCGCAGATCGCTGCAACGTCGGTGGTCATGGGCGGGGCTCCTCATAGTAGGGCGTGCCACGGCGGGCCTCCGGCTGGTCGATGTCGAGCGGGTGCGTGTTCAGCACCGTCTCTTCCCCGTCCCAGACGAACTGCACATATTGCCGGTTGTGGCTGATGTACCGGGCGGCACGACCGCTGATGGTGAAGCGTTCGCCGAAGCGTTCGCTCGGCTCTGCACGCGCACATCGGACGATCTTGAGGAAGTCTCTGAACGAAAGATGATCAAAAGCTGGCGAGCCCAGCGCATCGGCGATCGCGCGACCCCTGGATACAGCGAAGTAGGGCGTTTGGCTGTAGCCGTAGCCAGCAACCTGAACCTCCCACGGCTTGACGCGCATCCCCTCCATGTCTGGCCCGCTCATGCCTCACCCCCGTCGCCAGCGGGCTTGAGGGCGCGGATACGCTTGAGGATGTTGTCACGCATCGTCGCCCGTGCGCGAGCATAGTCGGTCCAATCGCTTTCCGGGTTCTGCGGCCCTTCCTCGTTTACGATTGCGATAGCCTGTTCCAGCAAGTCCCCGCCGGGGGTGGTGGCACCAAGCATAATCACGGTCGAAGGCGTGACAGGCGTGCCCTTATGCCAAGGCTCCACCTCCCCGCCGCCCGTCGCCCCGTCCATCGCATCGGTGGGGGTGGCTAGGACTGCAAGGATGGCGTCAGTCAGCACATCAGGGCCGGCGTTCCAATTGCGCTCAACGGCGACAAGGATGGCCTCCCTTTCCGGGCGGACATAGCGATAAAAATTGTCCGTGCCGTCTTCTTTGCTGGCCAACCCCGCCCCGGTGTCGCTCGCGACGGCAGCGCAAGGCCCATCATGCCCCGGTTCGCGCGTGCAAACCCAACCGGCTGGCGGCAACTCACACTTGGTGCGCAAAGGATGATCGAGCGCACCCGCCCCAATCTCCTGCCCGGCTTCCAAATCCGCCATCCGGAGGCACCATTCCTGCGTTATCGCCCCGGTGTCGCTCGCGACCTTGGGGACTGCGGCGGTGACGCTGTCGGGGCTGCGATAGTATTTCCATCGACCCTCCGCCGTGGACATGTCGTGCCCCGCCGGAACCGCGGCATCGCTCGCGGGCGGGGTGGCGAGGGCATGAGCAATTGCATCAAGCGCTACATTCTCGCGGACCCAATCGATCTTGTTACCTGATCGGACGTCAGCCGCAGGACAGGTGAGATTGGCGCGCTCATACGCCTCAGCCAGCAGCGCCCGCGCATCGGGCAGCACAGCGGGAGTGGGGGAAGAGGTCATGGGCGGGTTCCCTGATAATCGATACTCCGGATGTTGGCCTGCCAAACCCGGTTATGTGATGCAGCGCCGTCCCGCAGCGCGCGGGCTTGGGTAAGAGCATCTTCGAAGTCGCGAGCCTTCACGCGGAAAGTGCGTTCGCGCGGGTCTACCGCCGCCTGATCGGCCGCAGCACCAGCGCCCGTGGAGTACGGCCATACCTCGATTTTGACGGCGTAGTTGTCAGCCACGGTCAGCGCCCTCCTGCGTCGAAGGGTGGGCGGCGAGGGCGGTGTTGGCGCGGTCGATTAACCCGTCCAGATCCCAACCCATGCCGATGCCGATCAGCAAATTCTCCAATGCGGCACGCACTTCGCCCTCCCCCGCCATCGGTGCGGGGCTATGGGTGGCGAGGGCGTCGGCAACGTATTTTGCCTCGTCAATCCAGCCGATGTGATCGCGCTCGATCATGTTGGCACGGACATCTGGCGGCGTGCCGATCAGCCCCTTCCCGACGCTTTCGATCATGCTGTCGATCTGTTTTGCGGCAAGCGCGCGTGCGATCAATGTGACTAGACCCGCCTCCCGCAGACACTCCGCAACCGGGCGGGGATCGGAGTGGGCGATGCGGTGGCGGGCGAACTGTTGAACAAGGCCGCTGTCGTCGCATTCGCCATCCAGTACGCGACGGAATGCAAAGCCCATGTAGGGTGCCGCAATGTCGCGATCCGCCTGGATCACCGCCACCACCTCGTTGCTTGCGGCGGTCACTTCGACACCGCCCAAACGACAATGCCGACGATCATCACGGCAAGCGCAACAAACTCGCGCCAGCCGACACGATACTCCGGAACAGGCTCCAGCGGGATAAGTTCGCCCATAGATTCCTTCTGCCACTGCGAAAGGTTGGGCTTGTAGAGGGCATCATAGCCCGTCTTCTTGACGCCGAAGCTGGCGCGCTTTGTGATACGTGGCTCCATCAGATTAGCTCCTGTCGAATTGCATCGAGCGCGCGACGTGCTGCGCGATACTCGACGTCGAATGTGGTCGAATGGTGGATGAAAGCGTACTCAGGCTCCAGCCCAAGCCGCGCCTGTGCATCATGGACGGAGCGCATGATATCGGCGTTGGTGGGGGTGTCGAGGGTCATGCTGCGCCTCCGCGGGCGGCAAGCATGGCGTCGGCAAGCTGATAGACCAGCATAGCAACATTTTCATGCGGCTTTCCGGGAGGGTTGGTTTCCAACACAGCCGCAATGGTGGCGTTTATAGCTTGACCCGCGAACCAGTCACGGAGGGTCATGCCGTCTTGTGCGGGCCAGCCATTGGCTGAAGGTCGCGGGAAAGCGGCGTTGTTTTCAGGCGCGCTCACAGCCCCGCACCCCACACAGGCGCCGCACGAAACGCATCGGCCTCGCCCCGCTGCACATCACCGGTGCCGCGCAGTGCGCTGCCATACTTGGCGAACGCACCAGTCGCACGAAGCGCTGCCATATTGCGCTTGTGGTCTGCGATCAGTTCGGCGGTTTGGGCTGCGGTGAGAAGGTGGGGCATTTGCGTGTCTCCTTGTTGGGGACCTTATCGCAGCGTAAAATCAATGCGTCAACCCCACTTGACGACATTACTGAAAAAAGATAGACGGGTGCCATGAGCAAACATCCTCACGCCCCCGCCATAGACAGGATCGGCCGATCGGCCATCATGTCTCACTTCAACATCAAGCGCCAAGCGGTGCACAACTGGACCAACTATGGCGTACCGACCATTCACCGCAATTCGCTGCGGATGTTGGCCATGGTACGCGGCGTGCAGGTTCCCGAACTGGGAGAGGACGCATGACCAATGAAGAAGCATTTAAGAAAGCCTATGCGCGCAAGAAAGCTAAAGGCAAAAAAGTGTTGGACGCGTGCTGCGGCTCGCGGATGTTCTGGTTTGACCGTCAGCATCCTGATGCGCTGTATGTAGACCAGCGCTCAGAAACTCACATTCTGACAGATTCATCTAGCAAAGGCGGAAGCCGTAACCTTGTCATTGCGCCTGACATCCAAGCTGACTTCACTGATTTGCCGTTCGCAGATGGAACGTTCGCCCTAGTGGCTTTCGATCCGCCGCATCTCGTTGGGAATGGCGCTACCGGGTGGTTGGCTAAGAAATACGGCAAACTTGGCGCGGGGTGGCGTGAGGATTTACGCGCTGGGTTTTCCGAATGCTTTCGGGTTTTGCGTCCGGATGGCGTGCTTGTGTTCAAGTGGAATGAGCATGAAATTCCGGTGCGTGAAGTGCTTGCCCTGACGCCGCAACAGCCTCTTTTTGGCAACCGTTGCGGCAAAACCGCTAAATCCCATTGGCTTGTTTTTATGAAGGAGCAAGGCGCATGACCCTAATCGACACCCTGCTAACCATCCTCGCCTTCATGGCCGGATGCCTGCTGATCGGGTTCATGTACCTGCTCAGCGTGCCTTGGGAGGATGAGGCTTAACGACCTTCCGCGACAGAACCATAAACAGGAGAGAATGCCATGATCGTCTACATCATCGCCGGCCTCGCACTCATTGCTGGCCTGTACTTCCTGTATGCAAACACCGTCGAGGGCTGGGAAGACAGCGATGGCTTCCACCCCGGCCGCAACCCCAACGAGGACAAGTAACATGTATCCCCCGCAATATCTGATTGACGAACTCGTCATGGAGCAAAGCGCGGAATCTGCCATGCTCGAACTGAAGGACATGGGCTATACGATCAACGTGCACCCGCTGCACAAGCGTATCAGCCAGCTGATCTACGCCGGTATCCGCAAGCCCATCAGCCATTCCACGCGCGCCGCTGGCGCCATGCTGTGTGTCGATGTCCAGGCGGGCGCCTCACTGGAGGGCTGTGAGCGTCTGCTGGAGGCGCAAATCCGTGCTGGGCAAGTCATGCCCGTACCTATGGCGGCGTGGGAAGCGCGGCATGGGGTGGCGGCGTGAGGGCGCCATATGGCGCCATGAAAGCGCTCGTCATCGCCGTGCATCAGGCACATCCGGATTGGAACACCCGCAAGGTCGCCAATCATTGCGGCTGTAAGCCGTCGTTCGTCCGCGACGTCAACTACAGGTATCAGCTCGACGTGCCGGTTACTGACGTCTTCAGGAAACACGAACAAGGGCCAGCGCGTGCCGCTGTGGGGACGTTCCCGTATCCTGGGCGCACCGTGGAGCAGGTTGATAGAGGAATTTGGTTATGACCTCCATAACCACCAAATACCCCGACGAAGCCGTATCGGCGTATCTCGCATCGCAGCGTGTCAGGAATGCGCGTGTGGTGCGGGAGTGCCTGAAGGCTGTGGCTGGTGAGACTAAGGATCCGCGGTTGATGACGGCGTTGCTGGTGGTGGCTGGGGCGGGTGATGAGGTGCTTGATCGGGTGTTTCGGGGGGTGAAGATATGAGTGCTTGGGAGGCGCCCGGTGAAACCGACGAATGGTACACACCACCTTCCGTGTTTGAAGCGCTAGGATGCTGGTTCGACATGGATGTCTGCCCTGCCAGACATGCCAAAGGCCATGTACCTACGTCTGTTAACTTGCAAGGCAACGGCTTGGTCGAACCTTGGACGGGTTTTATCTGGGGCAATTTCCCGTTTGGCGGGCGAAATGGCTTAAAACCTTGGCTCGACCGATTCATGGAGCACGGTAACGGAATTGCTTTGGTGCCTGACCGAACGAGTGCACCGTGGTTCTGGGAAGCGTTTAACCGAGCCGACGCCGTTCTGTTTACGCGCAAAATCCGCTTTCTGCGCCCTGACGGTAGCGAGGGTAAATCGCCATCATGTGGGACAGCGCTCATGGCACGCGGAGAAATTGGTTTTGCCGCTATACAGCGGGCCGCGGCAAAAAGGTTCGGCATCCTGGCATTACCATTCCCGGCCTAACCCCCCCACACATCGCTTAGGCTCCGGGTGGTTCCTAAAGATCTTGCCTCATAGGCCACAGCCTCTTAACCTCATCTTCCACTATACCCCGAAGCGGCGCCGGTATCTTTGCCAGCGCCGCTATTCTTTCGTACTTGTCTTCCATCAGCACAATCTCGCGGGCACCTTCGAAGATAAAGAATCGGGACCAGCTTAAGACGGCTGGGGGAATCTTGTCTGCGAGCATCTGTCCCGACAGGTACTGGTGCAGCCACCACGTTACAGGGCGGACTTCCATGTCTCAAACGCCTCCCAAGCCGCCACAGCGCCTAACGCGACGCAGGCAAACGCCCCGGCATCCTGCGCCGCCTGAAGGTACCCCAGCTGCCCTTCCTGCCAATGCGACTGCGTGTGGTCCGCACGCTTGATCTCACATACGAAGCTAGGCGAGGCGGGAATAACCACGTCGGATGCCCCCACCGCCATGCCTTCAGCCTTGTGCTTGACGACAGTCGAGAATTGCCCGCCCTGCTTCAGGCCCTCGTTCCGCGGATGCAGCACCAGCCGCCCCCAGGTGTCGGGGTGCTCGCGGCGAATGCGGTTAATGATTGAGGTTTGCTCGATATGCTCCAGAAAGCACTTACCGCGGAACGACTGATCGCCGTAGACGGGTAGCCATGGGGGGAACTTCATGCTGCCATCTCCTGTACGGTATCTGCCGGCTCGTTGAACGCCAGCACGCGAAAGAACCCGTTCATTTCCTTGACGTAGCTAATCGTCTCGGGCTGTCCGTGGCGCGTCGCCTCGTCAAACCGTTGCCAGTCCCTCTGGGCTTTTGCAAAGGTCGCCTGAGGCTGGTGGAAAGTTGCAAACCGCCGATAGGGCGTCACCCAATCCGCACGTACTACCGGGTTGCCTCTCTGCGATACCGAGTCTTTCCTAGACACAGAAAGCACGACATCAGTTTGCGGAGCATACGGATCCTTCTTCAGCGCTTCGAATTGCAGCACCAGGCGATCGTTCGGATTAATGATTTCGGCTTTGCAGGATCGGCAGAAGCGTGCGGCGATGTCGTTCTTCTCGCCGCATGCCTCACACTCCTTGGAGGTCCAGTAATAACCGCAGCGTTCGTACTCCGGGCCAATCTTGACCAGCCCGTTGCAGCGCCGGCCGAAATGTCCCGGCATGGGACCGTATTCGGTTTCCACCCGCGCACCCCACACATCAAGGCAATAGCCGTGCTTGTCGAGCTTGTACTGGGAACCGTCAGGCGTAGCGGTGAAGTTGTTGGCATAACCGCAGGACGGACATTCCGCCTCGATGCCATCACCACCCTCCGCGGCCTTGCCGGCCTTTATGGTGGGCTTGTAAATGTCCCCGTCTGGGAAGTGGCGCTCAACGTTGCCGGCATAGTCCAGCCACAGCGCGTCTCGCTTACCCTCGAATAGCCGCCAAGCTCGCCCCAAGATCTGCGTCAGCAGCGTGGCGGATTCGGTGAAGCGCAGCACTGCAATGATCTCGGTCCACGGCGCGTCAAAGCCAGTGGTGAGCTTGCCCACGCTAACGACGTAGCGGACCCTGTGCGCTTTATATGCCGCTACGGCCCGCTTCTCCGCCGCCGGATCCATATCGCCCGTCACCAGCACGGAGTTACCCGGCGGCAGGCTTGCCATGATCTCATGCGCGTGCGCCATGGTGGCGGCGAAGAGCATCACACCTCCCCGCCGGGATTGTGCCTGCGCCACGACATCCGCCACCACATGCGCGGTCTGTCGTCCGTGACCCACAAAGGCGCGCTCTACCGTCGAGGCGTCCAGATGGCCGTTAGGCAGTAAGACAACCCCGGAGGTATCGTAAGCATCAGTGTTGATCGCGCCGACGACCATGGGGGTAATGTAGCCTGCATCCAGCATCTCGCGAGCGGACACCTGATACACGCAACGCGTGAAATACGGATCTCGCGTCAGGTCGTCGCCGTTGACCTTACCGCTTGGGTGCTGGCGGAAGATGTAGCCCTTACCGAGGACGTAGGGCGTTCCCGTGAGGCCCAGCACCCGCAGATTAGGGTTGCCGCCCCGCATGGCATCGATGATGGCGCGAATGGTAGGCGTCATGCCGTGGCATTCATCCACGACGACGGCGCAATAGCTGCCATCGTTAAAGCGGCTGATGGCGTTCTTGACCGTGCCGGGGGTGGCAAAGACGATGTTATGGCGGGTACTCTTAGCGCCTGCACTGGCGGAAAAGATGGACGACTTATGCCCGGTAAGGTCCATCTTTTCCTTATTTTGATGCACCAGCTTGGCGTTAGGCGCTAGGCACAGGATGCGCTTGCCGCCGCTGATGGCGTGCAGCCGGTCAGCGATATGCGCAATCATATGGCTCTTGCCGGCCGCTGGCGCTGCGTCGATAAGGCAGGGACTGGTGGTAGTGCGCATGTAGGAAAGGGCGGCGTTGCAGGCTGCGTATTGGTAAGGGCGGAGGGTCATTTCTCATTTGTCTTTTTTAAGACTTCCGCTTCTTTCTCAGCTTCTAGAGCGTTTTCTAACTGATTTATTTCCCACTCCAAACCGGAGGCGTGTTCCCAAAGAAGGTTAATTGCTTTTTCTAGAGCTTCCTCGACAGTCATGTTACCATCCCTTCCAAGACATTTGCGGATCATCGTTACCATTAGTTTTTCCAGTTTCATAAGAAACTAGATCCCCCCACTGCTCTGCCATCGCATCTGCAATCCCCTGATACGTCCGGCTGCGCTCCTTCCACCGGTTAGGCCCAGGCGGCATCTTGTGAATGCGATCCGAACGCCCTTCTACGATGTTGGTAGGTACCAACTTGGGGAGGCCCTTTAGCCACAGGCACGTCGCTTTCGTCTCGCCATGCCCGTACTGCCACGGCTGGATGATCTGGTCCGGCTTGCGGATCTTGCTGCTGATGACGCTGATGGGGTTTTCGAGGGCAATATGCTCAATTGGAGCATCTAGCAGGTGGCGCACAAAATCTAGCGCTCGTTGCTGACGACCGTCCGCAATCTTCTCCGCGAAATGCCGCGCCCCGCTAACAGCAAGGTCGGTACAGGGCGGGTGGGCAATCATCATGTCCCAACCGCGTTGCCACGCTTTGGTTTGCCCCGGCAGCCATCGGCCCTGCTGATAGATGGCGCGAAATACGTCAATCTGTAGATGCCATTGCGGATCGCCTTCAGTCGGCAACAGATCGCATGACCAGGCATCATGCCCCCGCGCACGAAACGCATCCCGAACCGTGGCCGAATATTCACAAGCTACCAGAACGCGCATCACTTCAACCCCCAATAGCTCGACGGTTTCCCCGTCCACTTCGACAGATCCGCCCCCGGCGCCAGTTCCTTGATCGCCTTGCCGTAAGACACGGAGCCGGCGCGGGTCGTCAGCGTCAGCTTGCGCCCACCAAATACGGCGTTCCGTTCACCCGCGAGCACCACCATTTCTGCCAGCAAATCCTTCTTCCTTTCGGTCGCAAGGTCGATGGCTTCGGATAGCTGGTCATACTCAGCCACCATGAGGGCAGCGGCGGGGGTGTTGATGGTGATGCGTAGCGGTTCTAGGTATTCCGCCGGATCCTTGCAGGCGTCTAGGAACTCGGCGTGGAATTGGCGCAGGCGGGAGATGCTATCCCGCTGCCAATCCTGATCGGGCCATACCCTCTCATCCCATGTGCCATAGGGTGTCCACTGACTAAAAAACCACTGCTTCTTGCCGGTAACATACAGGGTAAATTGCACCTGCGCGTAATAATGTGGCTGGTCGGATAGTGGCTTAAACGTGGGCGATGCATCATTTCGAATATAGTAGGGACACTTCATCTCCAAGCCAGAGTCGTTATTTACCCAGCTATCGGGAGATACGCCCGCCCAATCTTCGAACGGCACAAAGCCTTCTGGCGTCACCGTAAACCCGGTTCGCATCTCAAACTCCGCAATAGCCCCGGCCTCCATAGCTGTGCCCCATGCTGTGGCGGCGTTGCCGGTGAACTCCCGCGGTGCGTCGTGATACTCGCGCACCATCGCGCGCATGGCATCATCGCGAGTCATGTATGGGGACAGCCCCAAGATAGCACCGACCATGCTGCCGGTGACGCGGCCTTTGCGGGCGGCGAACCATTCGGGGGAGCGTTGTGGGGCGGTCATGCGTCTTGCTCCAGATGTGCAGCTAACGTCTTGATCGCTTCCAGAGCATCTGCATCGGCGGTCTTTACGATCTCGCAAGACTGCTGGCACCAGCCAGCGCCGGGCCATGCTTTTGCAATCTGCCACACAGTGCTGAAAAACCTTGCCTGCTGATCGCCAAACAGATCGCAGAACAATGCCGCCAATTCTTCCGGCGTCAGATCGTCAATCTGAAACGTGCGTTTTACGTCAGCTTTATCGTACAGGGACATACTTCCTCCATCTCTCATCCTCGCGCCGCCCTTCGCTACGGGGCGGCGTCCGGTCAGGGGTGGTTGCAGTTAGAAGGGAACGTCGTCGTCTAGATCGTCTGCAAAGCCCTGTGCCGCCTTCGGCTTTGCCTTGCTCGCGACCTCCGTCACCGGCGCCGACTTAGGCTTTACAGCGCTGACCCAATTTCCCCCAGGCGTCTTGCCACCTGCGCCGTCGTCCTTGTCCCACACGCCGAGCGTCAGCACGGCTTGCGAGTTGGTCAGTGCAAGCGCCAGTTCATCGTCGGTAGGCGCGGTCGTCAGCTTCGCCAAGCGCCCCTTACTGTTGGCATCGATCGCCATCAGCATCTTTTTGTGCTTGTCGCGCTTGGCGGGCATTTTCTCGGGCGGCGTGTTCGGGTCGGCGTCCGACACGAACAGCTTCTGGAACAGGATGCGGCCTGCATAGGCTTCCGGCTTCACGACCTGCCACTTGACGTTCACGAACTTCTCGTCACGCTGATACACGGCCTTCCACGCCGCATCGGCCACCAAGGCCAGCACGGACGTGCCCTTGGGCAGTGGCTCAAAGTCGCCGCCACCGGCGTTGTATTCCTTCTCGGTGCTGACGGCACTACCGCCTTCGCTCAGGTCCCAAAACGACATGATTATGCTTCCTCTTCTTCGTTGACAGTGGCCGCGGCGGCAGGAGCGGCGCGCTCCTTCATCCA